CGTGGTGTTGTCTGCGTTTTCGGAACAGCTACCAATCTAGTCGGTATCTCTTCCGCCGGGCTCAGCCACGTGACATCGGGGTCTTCCCTTGCGAATTTCGCATTGGGAAGAGCATATTCCCAGTACGGGAATAAATACTCAAGTCGATCAAGCCATAAAGGCATAACCCACTTGAGATTCCCACGCCGATAATCGGCAGTGGCCCCGGGCCCATGTCTAGGAACCAGCTCACCATGGTAAACCATGCCGTCAAGACGGCTAAGAGCTGGCCCAAAAATGAGCCTAATGATCCTTCTGGCAGCCGTGGAGGCGCCTTCCTCGAAGAGGATGGCGCCACGGCTATCAATAAAGGGTCAGTCACGTGCTTGTCCGTGTTGGTATAGCTTTCGATGGCCTGATCCGTTTTTACAGGATCACAGAGATTCTTCTCTTTGGAGAAGAGCAGCAATAATTGCCGCAAACCCCTGACGGCCTTCGATGCCCTTTCGTCAAAAGCAAAATGACGTCCAGGCATCAGCACTGGCTCCTCGAGGATGATCTCCTCAGAATGCCATTCACCGACACGAATCGTACTCTCCGATGTAAAGAGCAGATCCAGGAATCCACCGAGAAATACGGGGACTCCGCGATGCTTTATACCATGACTATCAGTCACCCTTCGGCGACTGAAGCCAGGAAAAGCATCGTTCGGAATCCTGCCCAATTCAAGACTCATAATCAAGTCCTGATGAAAGGCAGGAAGGGTAATCGTGTAAAACGAATCACCCTCCGCTCTCACTCGCCTCAAGACAGTCTTTGCGTCTTGAGTGGTGCTGACCGAGCAATCTCTCCCAATTTCACTTAGGAGAGAAAGCCAGATCTCACTTCGGCTTTTCATGGTGTCCTCCTTTCAGAGGTGCGCCAGTCCGAAGTGATGTACGCTTCTCATCCAGGTGTCCTACCCTCCGACTTAATCACTCGAAGGGACGAGAAAGAACACCTGTTACGCCTCATGATTCACCAACTTCGTCTGGTTGCCAGAAATGGCCAACCAGTCGATCAATGCTTTTGCATTGAGGGTGATCTCGGCCGTTGTGAACCCCTGAGGGGGAACATCAATGACCAAGTAGCAGGACATCGAGTAAGGCCTGTTCGTGCTTGGCACGAGCGGGTCTGCTGATGTCTTACTAACATCGAGACGTACTGTCGACCGATTCCGGCGTGCTAAAGCATGTTGAATGCCTAGCACAAGACCATCCGCAGCAGATTCGAAGCTGCCATGGTGGTCACCGGATTCCGTGCGTGCCAAACTCTTGGCAACTGCATTGACGGTGACAGTTTGAGGATCAGCGTACATCACGAGACTTTCTGGCTGTTGCTCCATAATGGAGCGAGTTTACCTAGTAGACTGTTGCCTACCAGGCCAAACGCCCCCGGCTAATACCGAGGGCTGCCAGGATTGACAACTGATACGAGCTAAGCCCGTCCCAGCTGAACCCAAAACCGAACGGATTGGCTCTTCTTCGCTGTCTAGTGCGTTTATATACTACACTAGTAAGCGTCAATGGGACCCAGTCAAGCTCGACCTTACGAGCCGTAGCGAGTGAATACTCAGTACGGACCGTAGTGTCAGCCATGACATAGCCCCAAGGCATGACTAGTCCTCCACCAACAAATGCATTCAAATTATGAATAACATCTGAAGCATTGGAGAACCAGTCAAAGAGCCACGACCACGGAGTCAAAGCCCACGCAGTATCAACACCTGGAACAATGCCATAGGCCTTGTCCAGAGTAGCGATATTACGTAGGAAGGCATTAGCGGGTAAGTGGTACGTAA